GTTGGTTTCCATGTTGGTTGGGACGTATTAGGATTTTGACCATTTCTTAATATTATAATAGGATCCCCAGTTGTAGTACCTCCAGAAACATTATTTGACCAACTATTAACCCCTATTGATTTTCCATTATTCAAATACTGGTTAGTACTACCTAATCTTATACTATTTCCAAATCTACCCTGATTAAGTAAGTCCCCTGTAAATAATTCTAAAGGATAAGTTTTAGGTTTTTCTTTAAAAGTAACCTGAGTATTATTGTGTCTTGAGTTTAAGTTAATATCTGAGGAGTTATTTGTTGTTTTTTCGGAAGTTCCCCCTTCAGATTGTTTATAATTTTCTAAATTATTTGGTGGTTGTATATTTAGTGGGTTTGGGAAGGCATTGTGGTGAGGGCTATTCCATAAACTTATAATACTAGAATAGTAATAAGATCGTGAATTGATTTTTGTTCCAATGTTAGTATTGGGGAGAGAAAATAAAATTACTAGTTCATTTACAAGAGGATGATATGAAGATTGTGGGGTAATGGGGGAAGCTATGTCACTAGGTGAAGCTGCATCTCCTATTATTTCAAAAAATATAGTACCTATACCATTATAACCCCCAACTTTATTGAAGAATTCATGTTTATCATTTAAAACTATATCAGTAACTCTCCCTACTATAGGTTTTAACCCCCCCTCAGACATAAAACCATCAAATATGTCTTTACTTGATTGTTTTGAGTTTGGGGTAGAATCTATTATGTTGGTATAACCTTTTTTATATACGGGCATTACTCTTCTTCTTTTTTAGGTGGTAGTTGTAAGTTATTTATTTCTTTAAGTAATTGTTCTTTTTCTTCATCAGAAATACCAAAACCATTTTCTTCAGTACCTTCATTTGCGAATATACGTTGAAATATTGTAGCAACTTTAATAAGCGCTTCATCGTTTTTAATGCCAAGTTCCATATACTCTTTAATAAGTGGCACAATCATTGTAGCATCACCTATATCACTAATTAACGGCTTTAATTCATTGATTAATGCGCTAATTTGGTCTTCTTTCTTCTTTTGGTTATCGTATATTTCTTTAAGTAAATCTGAGTAGGATTTTTTACCAAAGATTTTTTTATCTAAATGACTCATATTTATAGGGTTTATGTATATAAATATAAAGAATTACACCTTTTCGAACTCTACATAACCTCGTTCTAAAAAAGTAATATAGTTATCTTTAAATAACCCATAAAGTTTACCTGCTATTTTGGTGATTTTGGGAGTTTTAACCTCAAGACCATTAGCAGCCATTATTTCTCTGATGTAAATATATAATGCTTTTTTATTAAAAATCTCTAAATTTTCTCTTTTTCTAAATAATTCAAGAATAGCATCTGCTACTTGAGCATCATTACCTTTAGGAAAAAATTCATCAAATCTTTCTTCAACATATTCAACATATTGATCTATAAAAAATGATAATTTATCTGCTACTCTATCATCTTCTAAATTGTAAGAGTAAGTTTCATCTTTGTATAAATCTTCTACTGGTGCTTTTTTAACACGTTTTTTATAGTTTTTAGTGTTGTATAGTATAAGCCAACGTTTAACTATAGTACCAAAATAAGAATAAGCTTTAGCTCCTTTACTTGGGTCAAATATATGAATCTTTGACATTAAAAATACTATTATTTCCTGTTGTAAATGTTCTATTTTATCTACTTCAGTATAATAAAATTTAAAAGTATGGATTATATTTTCTGTGAGTTTGAAAAACCCATAATGAATTCCTTCACCATATATTTTACTTTTAACCTTTGAGCATTCTGTATTGTTATATAGTATAATGGCGTCTTCTGTCTCTTGAGTAAAGTAATTCCTCGAGACTTTTTTTCTACGTCTAGGCATTTTATTTAATTTCTTTTACTTTAAAATCGTTTAAGATATCTTGTATTTGTTGAACTGATTTGAAAAAATGCCCAACTTCATCATCTGATTTAAATGTTCCTGCTTGGTCTATTTCTTTTAATTTCTTGTCTGATGCTTCTATTGTTTTAGATAATTTATCTAGGTATGTAAGATATTCAACTAAAACGTCTTCTTGTTTTTCATTCTTTCGAAGTAAATTAAGAGTTGTAAACCCTAATACTACTGTTAGGATTGATGTAATTGATATTATTATTATTATTTCCATTATAAATTGTTAAGCATATCCTTTAATCCTTCACTTTTAATTGAACCTAATGTTTTAGTTTTTATACTAACATTAGTTTTCTTTTTAGTTTGGGGTTCTTGATTATTATATAATTTAGGCATCCATTCTTTTTCAAATTCAATTCTAGCAGCCATTAAATCTGCTTGATGTATTATATAAATTAAAGATGTACGAGGTTTTAATTCGGGCATCCATGATTTTAAATAAGGTTCATTTGCTGGGTCATATAAACCATCATGTAAACGAATAGCTAACCATTCATTTTCTGTAGGTGTAATGCCTGCATCAACTAATAATTTAATTGATCTTTCTGGGACAGACATGAATGAAAGTTTTTTATTAAATTCATACATTTCTCCTAAATTCTTTTTTCTCCATTCATCCTGAGATGGTTTATGAGCATATTCTTTACCATCACCCATTTTACCTAAATCATGATTTAATGCTGAAAATACAAGTTCTTCAATTGTGTAATTTTCTTCTACCCCAAACCTTAGCCATGTTTTATTAAATTCTAAAGCAGCTTCAATTACACGATTAACATGATCTACATACCCACCTGGAAATGCGTTGTGATAAGCTTTTTTATGGGAAGCAGGCATTAACATGATTTCTTCTTCATGCTTTTTATAAAATTCTATAAGTTTTTCTTTTCTAGGATCTGAAATATAAGTATTAATATAACCTATAAGCTTTTCCCAATTAGATTGAATTAATTCTGCTGAAATATCCATGTTATCCTTGTTCCCTTTCTATTATATCCGTTATATCCTGGATGGTTTCTGTGATTTCACGTTGATTTTGGTTAATTTCTTCCCTAGACCCACCTCTATGGATACTAAAATCCAACTGTTTCATCTGTCCAGATAATTTTGCAAGGCGTCTTTGTACTAATGTTTTATTTCTCATATACTTTATTTTATTGAATTAATGGTGGGGTTATCCTAACCCCTTATTATCAACTTAACCCTTTTTTTTCTTTATCGTTTTTATCATTCATCACTTTATCGTTATCTCTAAACCCGTGATTATAATGTACGATTTGAAAATTATGATTCCAAACTATCTTTGAGAAATTTTTGTATTTTTGTAAGAAGAGCGCATTTTTCATATTCTTCTATGGATTCGAAGAATTTTATTGACATTTCTAATGCCTCTCCTAGTAATTCTGAGTCTTGAATCTTAAGGCAATCTTGCCATATTTCTTTATCAAGATCTACTACTTGAATGTAAC